CGACCACGATGGAGCGGCTGGTCACAACCCTGAGCCGCCAGGAAGATAGCGCACGCAGGCGTCTTAACTACTCACAGACACCGGGCTTCGACCCCACCTCTGGTATCTTTGCTATTTCGCGGCACATCGAGAGCCGGGCATCTACCATTGCTAAGGCCAGCACGCGGCAGGCGCTTCGTGAGTTGATGAACCTTGATCTGGCTGAATCCAGGGCTTTGTGGGAAGGTGATGCCGCTCGGGTGCGTATATTGCAGGCTGAGATGGACCGCCTCAACGCCGATCCAAATACGTCGCAAGATGCGAAGCGGTATGCCCAGCAACAGCTCTCGCAGGCTCAATACCAATACCGTATGACTAACCCAGAAGGTGATGTTGGGCGGTCACGGGCGAACCTGTACTATAACCAAGCTGCATCCACGCTGGATTACCTTGAGGGTAGTAAGTTTGTAGATGAGTCTGACTTTGGTGCAGGCCCTGTAGCTTCCCGGGTCCGTGCCTTCACTAGCGTGTGGCAGCTTGGTGGTAGCATCGCGCAGGGCGCGCTCAACCTGCTCAGCCCGTACACCAACTGGATGCCATACATGGCGAGCTTCAACGCCAAGAATGGGTTTGGCGGCGGCTTTGGTATTGGTAAGGTGCAAGCGGCTTACCATACCGCGTTTATGCAGGTCGGTAGTAAAGGTCTTGCCAATATGGCGATGAACCGCGCTGACTTTTATGATGCTGTAGCCAAGGACCCCAAACTTCAGAAACAATACGGGCTGACGGTTGACGAAGCTCAAGCCATCGCTACTGAAATTCGTGAAGGTAAGCTGATCCCGGCTCAGTCAAACGCGCTGATCGCTACTGCCCGTGGGCAGACAACTAATAAGTTGGCGCGTAATTTCATTGATACCTTCATGGCTCCGTTCAACCTATCTGAACAAGCCGCGCGCCGTTCAGCCTTCTTGGCTGCTTATCGTCTGCAACGTGACCGGGCTATGGCTGCTGGTAAGTCAGCCAAGGAAGCGCAGCAAGAAGCTACGGACTTCGCCGTCAAGTCCATCGACCTGACGCTGGGTGAGTACTCGGTGCTCAACCGCCCGCCAGCGTGGCGCGGTGGGATCACTTCCTTCATCTATATGTACAAGACGTACCCGACCACGACGATTCAGTTGCTGGCCAATCTCTCACGCCCGGCTCAGCTATCCATGCTGGCTGCGATATGGGCTCTCTCCGGTGTGGCCGGGCTTCCCTTCGCGGAAGATTTTGAGGACCTGATCGACACCATCGCGCAGGGACTCGGGTTCCGCCAGGGTAGCATCCGCGCTGAGATGATCCGGCATATTGAGAAGTCATTTCCGGGTTGGTCTGCTACTTTCTTCAAGGGGGTAGTCAATGTCCATGGTGGCCCGGATATCGCTTCCCGTACCTCTCTGGGTAATATCGTGCCGGGGACCGGTGCGTTCCTTGCCGGGGCTGATGTGTCGCGTGAGTTTGCGGATATCCTTGGCCCGGCTGCTGGCTTCATCTCTGGCACAGCCAAGACCGCTCGTGATCTGATAGTGTTCCCATTCTCGGCTTCCAAGAGCCTGGAAGATGTAGCCCGGGAGTCTCCGGTCACTTTGCTCCGCCTGATGGGTGATAGTTACGCCTACATGCAGTCGGGTGCGGTGGTTGATCGCCGTGGGTATGTGGTCAGTAAAGAGATGGACATGGGTACTATCTTCACAAGGTTGGCGGGTTTCTACCCAGCTTCTGCCGCAGCCCAATATGATGTTATCCGCATCGCCAACCGCGAAACGGATTACCAGAAGGAAGCTGTGACCGGGTTCCGCCATGCTTGGATCAAAGCTACCCTGCGGGGTGATACCCAGGGTGCGGCGGCTATCATGGATTCCGTCAACGAGTGGAATAACGCAACCAGGGGCACCACCCTGGAAATCAGGAACTTCGCGCAGGGTAATGTCCGGGCATTGCGTGAAGCCCAGCGGCCCGCAGGTGAGCGCACATTGAGAGCAGCACCCCGGGCAGCGCAGGAAGATATCCGTGGGTTGGTTGATGCCCTGACCGAATAGGTCAGGGTACTCCCCCTTGGATGACGTTGAGCTGAGCGTTCACCGTCTTGTTATCCTCATTGGTCAGGATGCCAATGAGGCGCGGATGGTTGACGTTGATCGCCAGTACGTACTGCTGGCCTAGCTTGATGTTGGTTCCCCGCCCGAGGTAGCCCTTCTCTGATGGCGGGGTGGCGTTGATACCTTCGCGGGTCATGTCCTCAACAAGTGAGCGGTAGTCACCGCCACGGGTAGCCAGCCACTTTTTGAAGTGCCGCCTGTCTATGGTGATGGCACCGTTGTTAAGCGGCGCACCCTGGTTGGGGCGGTACAGGTCGTAGCGGATATGCACCTCACCCCTTGGCATACGGTTCGTATCCACAACTTGCTGAGAGGTGTTGGCCACATGGGTTATGGTCAGGGCTGTGTGTGACTGCTCGTTCAGATACTCAGCCAGTAGGTCGAAGGAGTCAGCGTGGTTCTCAGCCACCGCTTTCCGCATCGCTCCGGTCTGGGCTATCACGTGGGCAGTTGCGTTGCGGTAGTCAAACTGAATTAGCCCTAAATTTGTAGCTGTTTTGCCCATGAAGTCAGCACACAGGATACATTGTTCCCAATACCGCTCACTGCCGGAAAAATTCGCGCCATATTGCTTGGCGAACACCTGCCTGTGGTGTTCGAGCGCAGCTAGGATACCCTGCTCACCAAGCTCCATGAGGTGTTGGATGATCACCCGGCCAGCCGTGCCATAGTTGGTGGATAGGAAGCTGTACATCTTCTGCCCGGCATCCGTGCTGCGGGTAAACAGCGGGTGCGCTGGCACCGTAAGCTCCAATAGCCGCGCCATCTGCGCGTCTGTCTCAAGCCCACTAGCTGCCAGCATGGAGGCCAGCGAACGGTTGGAGGATGTAGTGACAATAGTAGCCCAGGTCTTAGCGTCCCGTTCCTCAGCAGACCGTGACAGGCGGGCCTTATCCCGCCCCTGTGAAATCCAGTACAAGAAGTCACCCACTTCCTTGGCTGGTAGCATGGTGGCTTCGTCAATGGTTACTGGCAGGTTGTTATAGAAACCGATCCTGGCAAACATGGCGTTCTGTGTGAACTTGGCTGTGTAGTGCAGTTTGAGCGGGTCACCCCATACTGACTGCTGCCAATACTGAGCCAGCGTTTTGCCCGCCCCTGTGGGTCCATAGAGGCTGAGTGTCAGGCCCTTTAGGCCCGTGTGTCCGAACAGCGGCGCAGCCATGGATACCATCAAGGCAAACTGGTGCGTTGGCATCACGGCTTTTTCTAGCACGGAGGTGAATTTCACCCATGCTTCGAGCGTACCGGATGTGGTGTACAGGTTCTCACTAATACGTTGTGAACTGACCGCAAGGGTGACTGGCTCAGTCACTACGGAGCCATCGTCGTTCCGCCTGAACAGGGTATCACCCAACAGGAACTCGCTGTTGTTCTGCTTCCAGCCCATCGTGGCGTATAGGTTGGTGACTGTCTTGAGCTGCCGCAGTTCTTCCATGTAGGACCGCAACATCATTTGAAATAGCTCCGTCTGCCTTTTGGTAGGGAGGACAATGCCCTGGTCTGCGATGGTGGTAGCGAAATCCTTGACTGAGAACTCAGCCAGCAATGACTGCCTGAAGCTCAGGGTTTGCCAGCCAACGTGAGGGCGGTTCCAACGGTACCGCACAGTCTCATACCCAAGGGACTCATCCCTGCCGTAGCTGACCGGGTATATATCGAAGGTGCATACGTCCACATCGGACTTATCTACGGTGATCCGAAGCCCGCCACCTTCGCGCCACTTGAATGGTCTGGGTGGGTTCTGCACGATCTGGTCTGGTGTATCTACGGGCGGCGGTGCCGCTGCGTATTCCAATGCCAGCCTGACCGGAGTGGTGATCTTGCCGAGGAGCTTACAGCCCTTGCATCCGTCAGGGCGTTCCTGCTGAAACTTGCTGCAAGTGGTTGGTCCGGTGGCGCTATTGCGCCATTGATTTACCTTGCGAAGCGTGTGGTCCTCATCATAGTCTGGATGGTTTTCGCTCCACGATTTAGCGGTCTGCTCCGGGTCCGAGCAGAACGCAGCCACACCCATCAGGGCATACCACAGCGGCTCATGTACTGAGTCTTGGTTCTGCACCGCCCATGCGATCTGAGCGCACTTCTCGACCAAGGTATCAGGGTTGGCTGGCGGGTACTCTTGCTTCACCGCCATGGCATCCAACAGCGATGACCGGGCTGGCTGTGCAACGACAGCGGGCGCAGCATGGCCAAGGATGCCACGCATGGTATCCACATCAACCGGGTCTGCATCGAATAGGATGCGAACATCACCGCCACCCTTGGGGTTGACCGTACCCACCGGGCGCAGCACTCGGGCGCTATCAGCCGGAACCGCAGGGTCGAACACGGGTCGCCCATCTTTGGTGGGGATCATGGCCTTCAGGCTGAGTGCCAGAGGGTGCCATTCATCTTGCGTCAGGTCGCGGTCCAGTACCCAGTACACGTGCAGTCCGTTGCCAGATGCGACGATCATGGGTCTTGGTAACTTATTGACAGCAACGAACTCGCCAACGGCGCGAAGCCCTTCCTTCCAAGTGGGGAATGGCTTGCCCGGCCCGCAGTCCACATCAAGGTACAGCGCCTTAATGAGATGCACGTTATCCTGTTTGCGGCCAGCCTTCTTATCCACAAAGGATGCCACGGCATAATAGACGTTGTTACCCGCTTGGCTCAGCGCCGCGATGCTGGTTGCCAATGCGTCAATGTCAGCGTGGAACCCCTGCCTGGGGACCTGCCCGTTGTTGATTGTGATAGAAACAACGTAGCCCTCGGACGGAAGGACCCGCCGAAGAAACTCAAGCGTATCCATAACCTACCCCTACCTTTATCCAACTCCGTGAGGAGGGGGATTGCTCCCCCTCCATAGTCTATTGATACTCAGCTACTAGAGCAAGCAACCTGTGCTTACGCATAACCTGTGGCAGACCAACAATTTCTCTTGATGGCCATCCATGGTCACGCATTACTGCCAGTAGAATACGTACCATCGAGGTGACATGCTCAAGATTTTTCTGCCGGAGAGACTGCCCTCTCACCCAGCCGTGATAGGTCACCCGAGAGACGCCGAATAGCTCAGCCATCTCCCGAGTTGTTATCAGCATGTGCTTACGCAGCGCCTCGACTTTGTTAAAGTCAACGCTGTCAGGCATCATCCGCTCCCAGCCCGCTGAGCATATTACTGATCTCGTCTGCCAGATCGACACCAGCGGTCACAGCCGGGGCAGGCTTGGCCGCAGGCTTCGCAGCCGCAGGCTTGGCAGCAGGGGTAGCAGCCGCAGGCTTGGCCGCACCGAACCCACGCTTGGGTTGAGGGGCGGGTTCTTCCTCAGCTTCCGGCTCCGGTGCCGGGGCAGGCGCGGCTTGACGGACAGGGGAGGGGCGAGCAGCCGGAGGGGGCAGCGCCGCAGGCTTCTCAGCCTGTACTTCACCCGTGATCTCCTTCACCTTATCCGACCCGAACAGGTCATCAACGGCAGCCATGGTATCTGCATCCAAGAACCCGCCGAACCCGAATTGCAGCTTCGGGAAGGACGCATCCGTGTCAAAGGACACCCGAGTACGCACGATCTCAGGCGCAATGCCGCGCATGGACAGCTCTTTCTGGTAAGCATTCAGCCCCTTCAGCGCAGCCGGGGTGACTTCCAGCAAGTAAACCGGACCCTCAGCATCATCAGCAGCAACCACGGCAAGGCGCTTCTTATCTGAACAAGCCTTCAGTTGCTGACCATTCGGAGCGATTTTGGAGCCCCATGCGTTATGCGGGCAGGACGCGCACAGATCACATTGCGGGTTGGTTGCATCCGGGTGTGGGCTCACACCGTCCAAGGAGTAGCAGTCAGGGGCGGTAGGTTCGCTATCCTTGTTCCACTCCTTACCATACCAAGCCTTAGACAAGCGGGGGTTGGCACCCACCACGACCACATCAAGCGTGGTCTGGTTCAGCACAGTCTCAGCGCCACCTTCCACGATACGGAAACGTGCACCCTTGATGGAGATGCGGGGGAAGTCACCGCCTCCAGCGATACCACCAGCCAAGGCTTGTGCCAGGGCAGAGGGTTTACCCATACGCGCCGCGAGGTGCGCCGGGACTTGCAGATTAGCAGGGATAATGTTGCTCATGGGTTTCTCCTGTTATGAGCGATTAGATACGTTGTTTGGGTACGTTAATTGGGTAAGCGGCAAACGTAGAACCGCCGCCACCGCTTGCGCTGATATTCACGTGGCTTGGTACGCCCATCGCTTCGCGCGCGTTAAGTGCGACGATCTGATCTCCGATCTCACCAACTTCCTTGCAGTACACCATGGTGTGCTCGTATCTTCCTGGGCTGTTCGATGTCAGCAAGAAGCCGTTTGAAATCCGGTACACCGATATAGATGGTGTGCCTGCAAAGATGTTTGGTTGGACCAACCCATCCGGCTCCGGCTGGTTTCTTGATCTCCGTTTCTCAGCTTTGCGGATTTGGCGTACTATCCATTCACCTATCATCAGTCCTCTCCCTTCGCTGTAGGTTTGCGAATGTTTACTTCCAACTTGGTGCCGTAGTTCACACCAGATGGGACTGCGCCACGCGCTTCGATGTAGCCGCGCACCGCTGTCTTGCTGACCCTACGCTCAAGAAGATCGAACGCTCCGTTGTCCTTGATGTAAGTCAGCACAGCATCCCAATCAGCCACGTTGGCAAAGTCGGTCGTGGTTACGAACGCCGTGCCGTGGTTTGTCTTGAATGATGTAACCCCTTGGGCATTGGCTTGTTCAAGTATCCACGCTTCGATCTTAGCCATCTTGGCCTTGACCGCGTTGACCTTTTCTTCAGCCTCACGCTCAATGGTTTGCTTCTGCTGCCGCAGGGCGATGTACCCAGCGACAACCTGATCAACTGTAAGTCCTGCCATGTTCACCTCGTTTGTTGTATCAATTCCAGCAGCAGCCCTTGAAGCCGCTGCTTCCCCTTGAGCCGTTCGTACATCTTATGTTCAAGCTCGGTGGCTTCAATGTGGATGACGTTCGACACATTCCTCTTACCAATACGCTCAATCCGTCCATTGGCTTGAACGTACTGCTCGTTGCTTGTCACCGGTCCATACCAGATCACAGTACTGGCAGCGGTAAGTGTCAAGCCATGAGCCATTGTAGCAGGATGGGCAATCAACACGTGTGGATCACGCGCATCCTGAAAGTTCTTGAAGATGGTTGACCGCTCAGAAGAACTGACCGCGCCGTTCACCACAGCAACAGACCAACGCTTACTAAGCTCACGCTCTAACATATACAGAGTACCGGTCAGCGGGACGAAGATGATCACCTTCTGCCCTGCCTCCTCAATGATCTCCTTCACAGCGTTGAGGCGCGGTGAGCAGTCAAGCTCTACGTTGTTGCCGTTCTCATCATAGGCCACACCACAGGCGATCTGAACCAGCTTCTGCACCTTGACCGCTTCGTTCACCGCCGTGATCGTGCTGCCTTCCTCTGCCACTTCCGTCATGAGATGGCGCATCATGGTGGCGTAGTGCTTCTTCTGGTCTGGTGTCAGCTCCACCTGTCTTGTCTGTACGATAGTGTCAGGAAGATCGAAGCACTCATCCCGAGTGTACCGTACCGATGGATGCAGGATGTGGTACACAGTCTCAACGCTACCGGGCCTTGGCAACCAACGATACTGACCCTGCTTATACATCACCTGATCACGGAACGCCGTGTAGGTCTGAGTGCAGAAGGGGCTATCAACCAGCTTGGCCAAGGCCCAAGCGTCAGTCGGTTCGTTGGGTGTTGGTGTCCCGGTCATGAGCCACAGGTGTGTGTCCGGGTTCTTGTCCATCCACTTCCTGAATATCTTGAACCGGGTCGTGCCGGGGGTACGCAGCACCGCTGCCTCATCCACGATAACCAGATCGAACATACCCATGGCATCTTCAGCGATGATGGGGAATCCATCATGGTTTATTATGAAGAAGTCAGCGTCAGTCTTGA